TGCACGGTTATCTGCGCTTTGTTTACTGGCTATGCCTGATGGCTGCGGTGAAAGCAGCTGAATAACCCCACCGAGGACCAACGAGGCACCAGTGGCAGCAGCAAACCCCGTCAATCCACCAGCAGCGAAAGCAGCGCCAATACCGCCAGAAACAAAGACTGCAGCAGTTATCAAAACTGCTCCTAATATCGTCTGAAAAAGACCAGCGCGTTTACTACCGATAATTACAGGCATAATCCTTACTACATCGCCTTCAGAGGGAAAACCCATCTCATCTGCGGCAATATTTCTTTTCCCTTTGAACACCGCGAAAGTTAATCCGCGACGTTTACTGCTGATCATGAAACTTTCGAAACCGGGCAATGTTTTACTTAAAGCAATAGCAGCTTCACCAGTTCGCGCTATCAGTCGTTGATGGGTTCTACCGAATGTCTTTCCTAACACTCCGCCGAGCTGAATTGTTGTCATTACTTCTTTCATATTCTCACCATAAAAAAACCCGCCGAAGCGGGTTAAGTCTTGGTTAGATACAGCGTTCTATTACTTTAATCCGGCTGTTTATTCGATAAGCAAATAGCCCACCTTGATGACGGAATTCAATCTTGGTAATTCCGCCGTCCGATATTAAATCAGCCATCTCAAGTTGAGATTGTGTAAATACAGTTTTACCACCGTCATAAGGCTGAATAAAAACGCTTCCATATTTTTGGCTTTCTTCTTGCCAGCCAGAGAGTATGCATTCAGCTACTGCGTCAATTTGTTTCTTCGATTGAAAAGTATTTGACGCTGGTTCCTTCCGGAGATCCTGCATACTCGAACAACCAGCCATGATTATCAAAGAAAGTGTCAATAATGTTTTTTTCATATCCCTATCCCCTTTGGTTTTGCAAAAGGTTAGCACAGAGATTTGTAACGTAGAATCTTCATCGTCCTTTCCTGCCAGTAGCCACCATACGGCACGCGCTGGCTCAGATGTCCGTACAGGTGGTGCAGCAGCATGTTACCCTCCAGTAAAATCCCGGCATGATTCCACTTATCGGCCTGCACCTGCATGATGACGAGGTCCCCTTCCTGAGGCGGGCCGTCAAACTCCCTGAATCCGCATTCATACCAGCAATCCTGATAAAAATTGTCCGGATAGGCGTTTTCCCACCAGGGATAATCCACCCGGTAATCGTGGAGCTCGATACCATGCGTTTGCCGGAAATAGCTCATTACCAGCCCCCAGCAGTCGAAGTGTCCAAGCACAAACGGACGCTCCAGCAGTGGCAGTTCTCCGCGCGGCTGGATGGTGCGTAAATCCCCCTCCGGCCAGCTCACAATATGCCAGGGTAAAAGCGTTGCGTCGCATTGCGCTTTATCCAGTTCGCTCGGCTGCGTTGTGGCGTCAGGGTGGCTGTGAACAATGGCTACCACCGTACCCCAGTCCTCAGCAGCTGCATAGTCTTCTGGCGACAGGTGAAAATGTTCTGTCGGCTCGGTAGCGAGGTTACTACATGGAAAATATTTCTCTACCCGGCTCTTTTGCGCCACCACGCCGCAACACTCACGAGGATATTCAGCTGCAGCATGCGCCATAATCGCATCGATGGTTTTCTGACGCATATCAACTCCTGATCAGCGACGTACCCGGGAACCCACCAAACGAGAGTTCGTTGTTTTCACCGAACCGAAGTTTGCAGGCCGTCAGCGTTCCGTTGCATTCATCCAGTGACGGATCGCTTACCTGGTTGTTGTTTTTGTCGAAATAGCGCGTACCGGCATAGTCGCAGCCGTCGCCGGTTCGGTACTTGTTCCGGATGCACCATGTGCACAGAGAATGAAGCTGGCGGGTAGGTATCATCAGCCCCTGCAGATCCATAGGGCTGGATAGTGTGAACTCAACAACTTCATTGGTTTCACTGCTCTTTGCATCGATGTAGAAAACCTTCAGCTTCTCCTGGGTCGGATCGGCTGTCGGATTGCCTCCGGTGAAGTTTCTCGCATCGAGATACTTACCAAGGGTGTCATGTATCGTCACCTTCGCCTGCAGCATATCGTCGTAAGCCAGGCAAAGCGCGGTGATCGAACTGTCGAGGTTAGCAACCGAAAGTTTTGGCTGGGCACTACTTCCCGAGGTTGAAGCTTCGATCCCCTCAATCTGGCATGGCCACGCTTTATACTCCTCACCCTGCCACCAGATAGATTTTGCTGGCAGTTTATTTTCATCACCGCCAGCAGCGATAATTTCGGCTTCAGAGTGCGCAAGACTGTAGCTGTGAAATCGCAGCACATCACCTGTACCAAATGCCGTGCCATCCACTTCGAAAAGCCTGACCACATCGCCAGGTTCGAGCTTCTGAAAATCTGCGTTAAGACTCATGGTTTGTAGGCCTGTTCAAAAGTTGCAGAAAGATTAAATAACCCGGCACCAAGTGGCGTTGGTGTGTAGGTGTCGCAGCGGTAAAGCCCGAGAGGCTCAAGCGGCGGGCGCCACTGAAACGCCGTCACGCCCGCATGGCGATCGAGAAAGTCTTTAATCGCCCCGATATACGTTTCGGTACCGGTAAACTGGAGAGTCCATTTCTGCGAGCGGGGATTAATCCCGTCGCCGGAAACCTGCTGATATCCGTCACCGAACTGCGCGGTGCGCCGTCGGAATGTCACTTCCTGCTCCGCGTTCGGGCGCGGACACCAGCTGAATGTTTCTATAGCCATCACCGCCCTCCTTTTGCCAGATTCCAGACCGCGCCACCGGGTGAAAGGTCACGGCCTATCAACTCGCGGTATCGCCGATCAACAAAACTACCTACCTCCCGCCCGAATTGCTCATATCCACCGCTAGCCTGAGTCTGGGTATTCCCATTGCCATCAATCTGAATACTGACCTGAGGAGCACTACTACCACCCGGTGTTAAGCCTGAGATTCCCATAGCACGCACGCCCAGCGATCCGTCAGCGGCGCGGGTCAGTGGCATAATAGCCTCCGGCCCAGCCTCCCCCATCAATCCGGCCCCTTTGGCAAAGGCAAACAGTGTTGGAGAGCTGACGACAGAGTTACTGTACTGACTGAGATCGGCAGAAGAGTAAACGCCGCCTTTGGCGTTGAATTGCAGGCTCGCCCCGTAGGACTGAATCGCAGTACCGCTGCTGGCGGAAGACGATGCGGCACCACCGAACAATGAGCCTATCGAGCTGGCTGCATTGGCGATCATCATGTTAACCATCACCTGTTCGATGATTTTCAGAACACTGACACCCCAGTCTTTCCAGCTCGCTTTATTGCCGTTGAGCATGTCGACGATATTGCTGCTGATACCGGAAAGCGCGCTTTTCATAGCGTCCGCCGCCAGCGTCGCATAGTTAGTTGAATCATCTACCCAGTCAGCGAGACCGTCTCTGGCGCCAGTCACCCAGTCAGACTGCAGCGCATCAATTTGACTGTAATAATCCTCCTGGATGCCCAGCCTCTCAGCTTGCGCATCCTTTAATGCCTGGGTTTCGCGGTCATAAACTGTCTGGCTGATATCTCCTGACTGATACTGCTTTTGCAGATCGCGCTGCTGATCGAGATAACTGCGCTCTATACTCAGCCTTTCCCTCAGCCTTTCACGCTGCTTGTCACCGAGTCCGGCCCCCTGAATATCCACGCCCAAATCTGCACGTGCATTCTCGTTCTGCTCCTGCAGATTTGCCACGAACGCCGCTACCTTCGCGTTTTCTTCATTAGCTTTTTTGACGGCATTAAGGCGATCAACTTCCTGAGCCAGAGACGCAAGTCGTTTCTTCTGGGTTTCGTTAAGCCCCTGCAACTTGCCGTCAGCTATATCGAACTGCAGTTTTTGCTGCTCGGTCACCACAGCAGTTTTTTTGCCGGTGGTATCGATCAGCTCAATCTGACGCATGTAACTGCGCTCAGCGCTTTTAAACGCTGAATCCAGTTTCTGACCAGAGGTATTTTTTTGCGGCTTACCGTTTGTTTCCCCGGCGCCAAGGGTATAGTTTGTTTTGACTGGCTCGGGCAGTTTTATTTCCGGTAGAGTAGATTGGGAGTTTCTCAAAAAGGCCAGTCGCCTCTGGAGCTCAGCCCTTTCGGCCTCCTTACCGGATACGTCCATACCTATTCTGTTGAAACTCGCCAGTATGCCTTTATCATCGAGATCTGCATTCAGGTTCTTGATGCGCCGTTCAATTTCTGGAATGGAGGCATTCAGGCCGACCGAACTCCCACCTTTGTACTGGTCTATCAGCTTTCCGGCCTCGGCTCCTACCCTTACCAGCCAGGTGGCAAGGTCCACTACCCCACCAACCAGATCAGTCAGACCCTGAATAACAGCCGGGTCTTTAAATACATCCCCCATATCTCCAATAGACTTCTGGAGCCCACTCAAATCTACGCTGGCGAGCCCTGCAGCAAGTTCAATTTTGACGCCGTTGACCTGCGTCTCCATATCCTCAAACAGGGCGTTGACTCTGACCAGCTTTTCAATATCTGCGTCATCGGGCGCCACACCAAACTTCTTCGCGGCATCCATATACTGACGCAGCTTTTCACTGCCATTGTCCAGGAGCGGCAGCATCTTTGACAGGTCATTACCCAGACTCTCCAGGATGGTAGTCTTCTCGGCGTTGGACTTAACTTTCTCCAGTGCGTCGCTGATAGCCAGGAGTTGCTTGTCGGGAGATTCTCCGGCCAGTTTCTTAGCCGACAAACCCAGAGCGTCCAGCGCACCGACCGCCTCACCAGATTTATTAAGAACGGCATCACCGATTTTGTCTCCGACATCTTTAAAGATATCGGCCATCTGATCGCCGGAAACACCTGCTTTTTCTGCAGCATATTGCCAGGCTAACAGGGACTGCGTGGACATGTTAAGTGACTTTGCCCAGCGGTCTGATTCGGTAATCTGACGTGAAGTGGTTTTGAGCAGGTTATACCCCGCCACTCCGGCTCCGATGGCTGCAGCCCCGACTGCTGTTGCGAATCCGGTCATGGCAGCTGCAGCGGCAGCGGCATCCTCCTTTACCTGCTTACGCCATTTTTGTGAAGCTCGCTCAGCCTGCGAGAGGCCTGAGACAAAACCGCCCACTTTGGCAATCAGGTCGATCGTCAGCGTGCCCAGTGATTTGGAAGCCATAAACTCTCCGTTGGCGGCATTATGTCCAGCTGGCTCTGGCTTCCTCTAACGAGATTGGTCCATCAGCAGCTTTGACTTTGGTAAAGTGAAGTGTGAAATCGGTCGGGTTGAATGGTGGGCGCTTGGGGTCTCTGTTAACGTTGGCTATCATGCTGCTCACCAGCCCGGCACCCCACTCAACCCGCAACATAGGGTTCAGACTCCCGTATCGTTCCCGGTACTTTGCCCAGAGTTGGGACTCTTTGAATGAGAGGACTTCCCGCGCTTCGGCGATTGTTCTGCCTCCGATTCCGTTGAGGACGAGCTCGCACCAGAATTCGTCTTCGGCGCTGAGCTCGAAGTCTTTCCCAGATCGTTAACTTCCTGAATGGCCAGAAGCAGTGCTACCGTCAGGCCGCCATCCAGTGCACCACGTTCAGGATCTGCCTCACCAGTAATGTCAGCCGGGGTGAAGATGGGTTTACCATGTTCATCGCAGATGGATGCGGCGATACGCCCTGCCACACCATCGACCTTACCACCAAAAGCCAGCACATCGGACGTTGCTGTGTGATAACCCATCGGGCGAACATACACGGTCGCGGTGATTTTTTTATCGCCTTGCGTCCAGGTGATTTCTTTCTCAACCGGGCGACCGGTAAACGCGCCGGACTCCTTGAGTGCATCAAGTGTTAATTTCATTATTAATCCTGATTAATAAGGGCGTTGCCGCCCTGATTTTATGGGGTCACGACTTTTGGCACCCATACAGCAGAGCCGGAGCGCTGGATAGATGCAGAAGTAGAAACAACCGTGTTTGCTGCAAAATCAAACGGGAAGTCGGACACATAGCCTTTGAATACGAACCATGTGCGGCTATCAGGTAGCACCAGGCCATCGACTGCACCGGATGCACCATTTTCAGCCGCAGTTGGCGATGCGGTTCCGTCTGACCATCCAATCGCGAAGGTCAGGTCCTGATCCTCTTCGTCGTCCGAAATGGACAGGTTGTAGAGCATGATGTGGCTGGTATTTTTAGGATCAGCGTTAAGCGTCAGTGATGCTGTGCCAGGCGTTCGAAGACCACGCTTATAGCTGCGATCAAAGCGTTCAGAAAGACAGGTGTCTTCAATCTGGTCAGCCGGATTGCTGCCGGGTGAAAATGCAGTGATACATTCAACTTCGCTCACCTCGCCTTTTACGAGCACAAAGAGCTGCGTACCTTGCGTCAATACAGACATTGTTATCTCCGGTCATAAAAAAACCGGCTCAAGGCCGGTGGTTGAATAATACGTTTATCGAGTGACTATCCAGTCAACATCGAATGAGTAGCGATAGCGCTTTGTTTCGGGGTCTCTTTCCTGTCCGCCCCAGCGCGTGATATGCGCGTGCGGCTCAATGGCATCCCGCAGCGCAGTAGCCACGGCAATCACTTCATCCACGGTGTCGGCATATGCATCCACCTGCAGCGTGAAAAAGTCTGCGTCAGGGCGCTGGGCAATGTAGTTCTCTGGAGAACCGGTGATGTTCTGCCAGACCACATAGGGATAGACCACGTTGTCGTCCTGAATTCCGAAAGGATAAATTCTTACCGGATTGCTTCCGAGTAAGTCAGTGACTTCAGGACTCGACGCGCAAACAGAAAAAATAGGGGCAATCATGCAGTGGTTCCTTTCTTCGTGGCCAGCCTGATAGCGCGATCAATAGCCTTTCCCATTTCCGTAGAAAAAACATTAATCACGTCATTATCTACGCCGTTCATTGCAGGTCGGAGGATAGGCCGCGCTGATGTGTGCTCAGTACCAAACTCAAGAAAACGCCAGTACCAGGTATCTCCTCCTGGATTGCCTTTATCTCCTGAGGTTTTGTATGTTTTACCCGCTCTGCCTTTTCTGACGTTTGCCTTTGTATTTGCATACTGCCTGGCACCGCCCATTACCCCGACACGGAATGCCAGATCACCTGTCCTGCGGAATTGCTTGCTGCTGAAGCTGGCGACGATATTTTTGTGGATTGCTTCTTTAGTCAGAGGATCATCAACTCGTGACGCGTTGCTTCTGGCCCGATCCCTTATAATGTTTGCCGCCTTACGCAATGCAAACCGACCGGCTTTATTACGGGTGACTTCTGATACGGCCTCCATTTTCCCAAGAAGTGATTCAAGCCCGGTAAGACTTACCTCAACACTATCAGCCATCATTAACACCCTCAGAACAGGGAAGCGTCAGGTATTCACGTCCGCTTTTTGGATCGGGCAGAACACCATGGATGTTATACACAGCACCACGAAACAAGATGCGATGTTTTCTGGTAACTCCGGCACGGTAGCGAATAACAATACGGGTGGTTATTTCACCCTGAGAAGCCTGCGCAGCAATAAATTCACGTGCTGACAATGGTGAAACTTCGGCCCAGACAGTCGCAACATCTCGCCAGGTATTAATTACGGCTCCCGTTGTCGGGTTCTGCACTTTTACTGGCTCCTGCAGAGTAATCCTGTGGCGCAATTTCCCGGCCTGCATGTTACCCCCTGGGTTTACCGCTCAGATAGGTTTGTTGCTCTGCAGTTTCATCTAGTTCACCAGCCAGCGACTGGATAATGATATCGCAAAGCGCCATATTTGATTCAGCCAGACGGCTTATCGCTTCCGTCTGCTCCCTCTGCGCTGTGATTTGTTCCCGTATCACTGCTATCAGTTCGTTTACCAGTTGCTCGTTCATAAGCTATTTTTGCCCACTTTTTTATCCACTCGCGCCGTTGCGCGCATCCAGAACAAGACATAATTACACCCCGTAAATTCGATACGGCTGCAGCAACGCTTCAACTGCAAACGGGACCTCTGCAACGGTCTGACCGACGGCAACTGATTCTCTGTTGGCATACCAGTGACCTATCAGCAATAACATGGCCGCTTTAACATCATCATTCAGTAGAATCGGGTCCGGGTCGTCTGCGTAGCCAGGGGAGTTTTGGTTTTCATAGAGCGTTCGCCTTGTCCATGTCTGGACGTAACGCTCCGCCGCGCCGGTGTATAAAGTCAGCATGGCATCGTCTCCGGAAAAATCGGTATCAATGCGGCAGTGCTGTTTCACCACATCAAGATCGACCATTATTTTTTCGCCTTATTTTCCGCTTTTAATTCCGGCTGTTTCTGCTGGTGTTCCTGCGTTGCAGGATTTTCTGATTCATCGAGCATCGCATAGCCTTTTTTGATGAGCTCGCGACCATGCTGTTCCAGCGTTTCGAACTCAGTACCTTCAGTAAGCACGTTGCCTTCAAAGTAGATGGGCTTGATAGCAATCAGCTTCATGACTTTCTCCTTAAAGAAAAAAAGAAAAGCGGCCCGCAGGCCGCCGTTAAGGATTACGCGCCGCCACCTGCTGAAGGCGCAGTGAAGGAGCCGTAGATGAACGCCTCAGGGCGTTTCACCGCCAGGGCCAGACGCTCTTCGCAGCGAATCGAGATCATGTTTTTCTCAAAGTCGTCGGCGTTCTCAGTGGAGATCACCACGTTGGCGTCTTCACGGTCAAACAGCTGTGCCGCAGCGTTGAATGCACCGGTCAGGAACTTGCCCTGGAATGCTGCGGCTTCGGTTGCTACCACCGGCAGGCCCCAAAGGGTAGGGCCAGTCAGGGCCGCTGGGTTCGCCAGGATATAGCGGCCCAGCGTGTCTTTGGTGAGTTCAATCTTCGCCCAGTCGATGAAGTGCAGGACGTGGCCGGAAGCCGGGAAGCGTGCCAGCTGAGCCTGCAGCATTGCGAGGCGCAGATCGTCGATGCCGTTCTGTTGTTCTACGGCGAACGCAGCATCGTATGCCGAGGCCTGCGGAACGATGCCTTTCAGGTGCGCACCGGTACCGTCGCCAAAGAGAATTTCCTGTTCTTCCACATACTTCAGTCCGTAACGCATCTCGGCGTCGATAGTGGACTGCAGCTGCGCGAAGTCATCCAGAATCTGTTTGGACGCCTTGAACATGTGCGCGATGGTGGTGACCGGCGTGATCTGCGTGGCGAACTGGATATCGCTGTACGGCTTGGCGGTGCCTTCCGGCACAACTTTCGCCGCATTGGTGAAGCCGGTTTGCTGCACCCAGAAGATGGCCGGTGCTGAGGTGCGGCCAGGCGCGATCAGATCGCGGATGAAAAGGCGCTGTTTCGGTGCGGTGTCGATACCCGGCAGACGCTGCGGTTCAACCACGCCGGTGACGACATCCGTGGAAATAAGCGCTGCGTTCACCGGTACGCTGACGCGCTTACCGCCTTCCACGCTTGCCGCGAATGCTTTCAGTGCTTCGCTGCTGATGACGGTCTGGCCAACGGTCTCGATCACATTTGCAGCGTTGGCCAGCGGCATCTGGGCAACATGTTGCTCCAGTTCGCCCATTGCGGCCTTCAGGGTTTTTTCAGCTTCACGCAGCGCATTTAACTCAGAAGCCATTTTATCAACGGCAGCTTTTGTTTCTTCTGACAGCCTGCCTGACTTCTGCGCCTCTTTGAGTGCGTCTTCTGCTTTCGCGTTGAATTTTCCGGTCGCCTCTTCAATGCTGGCGCTGACTTTTTTCAGGATCTCATTTACATCAGACATAATATCTCCGTTTTACTGGGCAGCCGCTTTCAGGCCGCTGAGTGCGGCTTCCAGTCGGTCAATGGTTTCGTTTTCGATGGTGGCAGCGCTCGGCGTGCCTTTTTGGTCAGAAGCAGCGCCTGGCTTGCTCCCGGATAAGGCTTTAATGAGTTTTCTGCGCTCAGAGCGCGGGGTGTTGGTTTTAGCCAGCAGCGCATCAAGTTTGCGAATCGCGGCCGCAGGTGATTCATCGCCATCACTGACTGCATCAGCAGAAAGCAGGCTGTCTGCCAGTCCCTTCGCCACAGCGTCACTGCCACCGATATAACTCTCGGCGTCCATCAGTTTCTGAACGGCTGCCATATCAAGGCCGGAACGCGCCGCGTAGATGTCTGCCATAGCGGTATCGAACGGCTCAAGAGACTGTGCCAGTTCCGCAAAGTCATGGCGGTTACCCATCGCGTAGACCCAGCAGTTGTGGATCATCAGGAAGGCACCACGGCCGATCTGAATTTCATCCCCGGCCATCGCAATGACCGAGGCGGCGCTGGCGGCAATACCGAGCACCTTCACAGTCACACGGCCTTCGTATTCACGCAGAAGGTTGTAGATGGCCAGGCCTTCGAACATGTCCCCGCCAGGGGAGTTAATATTGACCGTGACGTCGGCGCCATTCATCGCCCGAAGCGCACCGGCGATACGTTTGGCTGTTACGCCTTCACCCCAGTAGTCCTGCCCGATCACATCAAAAACAGAAATACTGTTGTCGTCGGTGGCCGCAGCTTTGATCCCGCCGTCCCAGCGGTCCAGTGCGGACGGTAATGGTTCACAGGTAACGCGCGCGCAGGGGCGACCCGCCGGTGCTACCGGAAGTTGTTTTTTGCTCATCAGGAAAGTGCTCCTAAGCGGCCTGTTTCATCGGAGATTGTTCAAAGGAAATATCGGGGAATACGTGGTTATGCAGTTCTCTCAGGGCCAGAGCCTGAACAGCAGGATTGCTGCTTTCGAGATTTTTCAGTTGCGTCAGGTTGAGCTGAACGGTGTAAATGTCACCCCCTTCAATCGGTGGCATATTCTCAAGACGGCGCACGTCATTGCGGGACATCCACCCATTCTGGAGCGCACTGGTATAGTACGCAGCACGGCCCGCGCTGTCGGCGCGCAGCAGTCCTTCTACAGAGAACTCCGCGAAAACCTCATCATCGCTGTCCAGCAGGCACCGTCCTATTTCCTGCTCTATGTTCACCAGCAGGGGGCGCAGGGTGTGCGTCAGGAACTGGAGGTTCATACCCTCAAGACTCGATGCCCAGCTGCTCTGTTTCGATGTGTGGCCGACCATAAATGGCGGTACGCGGAACCATCTGCAGATTTCCTCGATGCTGAACGACCGCGACTCAAGCATCTGCGCTGCTTCCGGGTTCATAGTGACGTTCTGATATTTCAGCCCGCCCTCAAGAACCATAATTTTTCCGGCGTTTTTAGAACCGGTAAAGGCCTGCATATAGCCCCGAAGTCGCTCTCTTTGATCCTTATCAAGCGCCACGTCAGCTGAAAGAAACCCGGAGCTTTGCAGGCCATTTTCGAAAATCTTTGCAGCGGATTCTTCGACGGCCATCGCCGCGCCGATCACGTCACGACCTGTCATCATTGGCATCATGCCGCAGACACCATCAAGGCCAAATCCCCGGATGTGCATCAGGTTCTTTTCGGGAATAACTCGTTTTTTGCCGTCCTCGGTGTAGGTGTATTCCAGCCTCCCGGTATCCAGCCGCTTTACTACCATGTTCTGGGGCATCAATGGCACCAGAGAAACCAGCTTATTGCCGATAAACAGCTTCTCGACAAAGGCATTACCGCGTAGGCAAATACTGGCGACCACCATCAACATAAAGCGTGATGGTGTCATTTCTGAATTGGGTCGGCGGCACAGTATCGAATAAGCCGGATGATCTGTTGCCGCTTTACGCGAACCGTCAGGCTGTCGAACGTATATTTTCAGCGGAAGGGTTGAAATAGACTCGCTTAACAGCCTTACGCATGCCCATACAGCCGATAGCTGGATGGCTTTATCGGCCGTGACCACCTTTCCGCTGCTGCTGGTACCAAACCATTCCTCCCAGAACGTGCCGGTAGTCAGGCTGATAGGCACACCAAGCCAGTTAAGCAGAGCGCTTTTCACCCTGCCTGGCTGTTTGTTTTTTTTCATCAGAAACCTACCATGATGGGATTATTGAAGAATCCGGAGAGATCCTGCTGGTCGTTGCCACCGTTAACCAGAACGCGGCTCATTGCTGTGAACAAGGCCGCAGGGCCATCAATTTTGGCCTCTGGTGTGGACTTATTCGGGAAAATGTTCTCGTTCCGGTCAGGTTTGACGGTTACGTTGGACATCATCCAGTTCATCACCGGGTGATCGCTGTGATGGAAGCGGCCACCGTATACCAGCGCTTCGACCTCTTTCATCGCCTCAGAGAAATTGCGAACCGTCTGCGGCACTTCCACCAGCGGCAACCCTTCTTCTGCCAGCGCAAGGCTGAACTGCGTCGCACTCCACGGGTCGAAGCCAATTTCTTTCAGGCTCTCGCCAGCAACCCACAGCTGTAGCTCTTCCTTAATCTGAGCATGGTCGATTACATCACCGTCGGTAAGGATCAGCTTGTCCATCCCGGCCCACTTACGATAGAGCTCTGCCATCTGGCGTGAACATTTCTCAAGGCGTCCTTCCGGTAGCCAGAATTTGAAATCCGCATGAACGTGGCCATCTGGCGCCCGCCAGACTTTAGCGGCCGCACAGATATCAATTTTGTTTGACAGGTCAACGCCCACCCAGGAGGGATAGGTTTTAAGTTCGTGCTGCGGGGCGATAAACTCGCATTTCTCCCATTTCATCATGTCCATCCAGGCTGACTCAGCGGTAACCCAGATATTCATGTGCTTGGTGAAAAAGTTAATTCTGGCCGAAACTTGCTCTTTCGCCTTTTTAGCCAGGCGGCGCAGGTCATCCCAGCGCTTACAGATACCCAGCCCCGGATTCGCCTTCTGCCAGACTTTTTCATCAAAGGGATCGTCACCTTCATCTAAGGTGTAGATAATGGCAAAAAACGTATCGTCTTTTACCAGCCCACGCAGCACCTTGATGGCGTAATCACGCAATTCGTAGCAGATGCCTTCTTTGTTGAAACCGGCGGTGGTGATACCGAAAAGCAGCGATTGCAGACGCGCACCGGTTGCCGTCTCCAGAACGTCCCAGACGTCACGGGTTTTGTGAGCATGCAGCTCGTCTACGATAGCGCAGTGGATGTTCAGACCATCGAGGTTGTTCGCATCTGATGATAATGGCTCGAACTTGGAGGCCGTTTGCTCCTGGTAGATAGCGAGCTTGTTGAATTCGAAGATCCGCCCAAGCGTGGCTTTCGCCTTTTTGACCATATTCTTCGCGTCTTCAAAAACAATTCGAGCCTGGTCACGGGTGGTTGCAGCGGAATAAACCTCAGCACCGCCCTCGCCGTCGGCGCCAGCCATATAAAGCCCCACGCCGGAGCAAAGCGTTGATTTGGCATTTTTACGGGCTACCTCAACATCTGCTGTACGAAAGCGCCTAACCATTACTGGACGACCGCTGCCGTCATTACGCAGGACGGTTTCTCCCGTTTCTTCGTTAACCAGCGGGATAACGAAACCAAAAATATTAATCAGGATGAAAACGTGCCAGTCCATCAGCTCAATAGGCTGTCCTGCCAGCGCGCCTTTTACGTGAGGCACAAAATTATAGAAATTCAGAATGTGCTGTGCGCGCGGCTCACTGAAGAAAATACCGCGCTCTTCGCCGTGTGCCAGATCGTCAAGGAAACGCTGACAGGCAAGGCGCACATACTCACAGGCAATAATTTCCCCCGCCACCACCCTCTCGGCGTAGCGGATGCCTTCTGCAACCTTAGCCATTAATCCCTCGCTTTCATAAACTCGGCCAGCGGGTCAACCGCATCAGGGCCTTTTGCATTCACTTTCGAGCGACTGGCTGGCGTCATGCCGAACTCACCAAGCATGGCGCGCAGACGTTTCCAGGCATCAGCTTTCATGATGGCGGCGGGATGAGCCTTGATCAGCACATCCCCGCTCTGCGTTTCGGTCCGGTAGGTGTAGCCCTCAACTTCAAGCGTGTCGCAGTGATGCCGGTATTCGGTATAAGCCTCAACCAGCAGCTCAAGGGCTCTGGCGTCCAGCTGAGACATCACACCGATAGCATCAAGCTCGTCGGCCATCCGTTTAAACCAGTATTTCCCCTGCTTGTCGAAATGCTTCGGCGTTGTGGGTACCCCTGAAGGGGGTTTTGGTTCGTTCTCATTGATTGGGCGCTTTGATGGGTTACCCCTCACCAAACGTAGATGGGTCGGGGTTTTCGGTGGTCCAGACATAATCGAAAACTCCTATTAATCATCGAATGGGGGACCCCATAAAAAAGTTTTCTAACCTGCGGCGATGTGAAAAGAGGTTAGGCGGCGGTCCTTAGCAGCATGGGGTCTGAACTTTTGACCCGCCCCCCAGCAAATGATAATCGTTTTCATTAAATATGAAATGATTGCATTTGAAATCAAATATTTGATATTGATTCTCATTTGAACCGTTCGCGGCCAGTCTTCGACCTATGACAGGGCCAGCAAAGAGATTCGAGGTTGCTCATGTCGTCCGTGCCACCATTGGCCTTAGCGATGATGTGGTCAACGGTCTTTGCGGGAGAGATCAGATTGTTGCGCTTGCAGTTCTGGCACAAATGTTTGTCCCGAGTAAGCACGGTGGCTCTTAGAACATCCCATTTGCTACCATATCCCCGTTGCTGTCGGCTCTGACCTCGTTGATGCTGTTGCCAGCCTTCATTGCGGTGTTTATCACAATAGCCTGAGCGGTCAGTGGTTGTGCCAGGGCAGCCACGCTTGCGGCATGCTCTCGGTATTAACGCAGGCATCAGGCTAACCTCCACGCCCGACGGCGTTCTGGTTCATGACCAGCTTGTAAATCTCTAACTGGAATTTCTGTTCTTCAGTCATGGGAATAATCTCTGCCATTGTTGGCTCCGTTTATCCGTTAAAAGGGATATCAGTTAAGTTATCCCGTGTAGGGTATAAGCCATTGTCGAGACCACTCATTGAATGGTCTCTGCAATAACCGATGTCTTTCCATCAGTCCGCCACCACAAAGAATCTTTTTTGCCATAAGGCAGGAGGTTCATCTTTCAGTGGCTGCCAGTGTTATTTCCCCACTTACTGGCTTGGGTTGCTTCGTGGTACTGCCGTAACTGGTTGCCAAGAATAAATTCCGGTTTCATTATCAAGCCCACCCGTAGATGGGCTTTGTAATGCCTACATGGTTAAATGATTTGCCAGTCTTCGGACAGAACATCAGTCTGACTAGCCAGCCACGGTACTAATTTATCGTCCGCTGTCTTCATGCAAATGCATGGCAGCGTCACAAGGCCATTAACTCCGTCCAGGTCACACTCAAACCCCCAAGCATTCTGCTGGATAATGAACAGATACATCCCCTTACCATTCCAGCCAGCACGGGCAACTTTATTCCCCAACTTGAGCGCTTCAATGGCAAGGCCGAAACTTAGCCCTGATACCGGACGATAAGCCTTTTCGAATACTTCTTTTGGACTCCAGCTAACGTAGCCATCAAAGCGATCGGTGTTAGGTTTTCCGCCATCAAGATATTCAACCAGATAGCCTTCATCCTCGCCGTTTTCTCCGGCAGGAAGCTGCCAGCCACGAAAATCGTTATATGCCTGTCTCGTCATCAGAAAGGCGTTAATCAGTTTTACGCCAATATGCTGGGTCATAAAATTACCTATAGAGTTGGGAATAAAAAGCCCCGCATCGCGAGGCTCATTAAATGGACTTTGTGATTTGCAAAAAAATTATTTCAGGCATTGCGTCCTGATGTACTCCTGCAGGTAGTTAACCTGCGCGGTTATCCTGTCGATTCCACTTCGGAGACGGTAATAATTGAGTTCAGCATCTGCTGTAAGTCTTGGGCTTTCTCCATCGCCCATGCTGCTGGCTCCGGTCGTTGACTTTGTACAGGTGGCGGCGACTTGCAGGCGCTTACGACCAGCAGAAACATCAGCACGGAGACTTTCGATAGTCGCGTTAGCATCAGCAAGCTCCTTTGTGTATCTGGCGTCAAGTTCTGCTACATCACGTTGACGCTTCTGCATGTCAGCGATTGTGGATGTGGCTTTATCGCGCTGCTCTTTGTAGGTAATGGCGTTATCACGGTAATGATTAACAGCCCATGACAGGCAGACGATGATGCAGATAACCAGAGCGGAGATAATCGCGGTTACTCTGCTCATGCATGACTCTCTCTGACCGTTCCGCCTGCTTCTTTGAATTTTGCAATCAGGCTGTCAGCCTTATGCTCGAACTGACCATAACCAGCCCCCGGAAGTGAAGCCCAGATATTACTGCAACGGTCGATAGCCTGACGAATATCACCGCGATCAATCATCGGCAAAGCGCCACGCTCCTTAATCTGCTGCAGCGCAACAGCATCCTGGCTTTTCGGAGAGAAGTCTTTCAGTCCAAGTTGCTTACGGTAAGCATCCCACCAACGGGAAAGAAGCTGGTAGCGCCCGGCTGCTGTTGATTTGAGTTTTGGGTTTAGCGTGACAAGTTTGCGAGGGTGATCGGAGTAATCAGTAAATAGCTCTCCGCCTACAATGACGTCATAACCATGATTTCTGGTTTTCTGCCGTCCGTTATCAGTTCCCTCTGACCACGCCAGCATATCGAGGAACGCCTTACGTTGATTATTGATTTCCACCATCTTCTACTCCGGCTTTTTTAGCAGCGAAGCGTTTGATAAGCGAACCAATCGAGTCAGTACCGATGTAGCCGATAAACACGCTCGTTATATAAGCGAGATTGCTACTTAGTCCGGCGAAGTCGAGAAGGTCACGAATGAACCAGGCGATAATGGCGCACATCGTTGCGTCGATTACTGTTTTTGTAAACGCACCGCCATTATATCTGCCGCGAAGGTACGCCATTGCAAACGCAAGGATTGCCCCGATGCCTTGTTCCTTTGCCGCGAGAATGGCGGCTAACAGGTCATGTTTTTCTGGCATCTTCATGTCTTACCCCCAATAAGGGGATTTGCTCTATTTAATTAGGAATAAGGTCGATTACTGATAGAACAAATCCAGGCTACTGTGTTTAGTAATCAGATTTGTTCGTGACCGATATGCACGGGCAAAACGGCAGGAGGTTGTTAGCGCAGCCTCCTGCCACCCGCTTTCACGAAGATCATGTGTAGAAGGCCGCAGCGTAACTATCACTGATGAATTCAGGATAGCCAGTGGCTACGGCTCAGTTTGGGTTGTGGCGGTCGGTGCTGAACTCCGACTTAATGACGATAGGCGTGTACCGACGCCTCGTTTTACTTCCTCCGCTTTCACGGCTTCACCCTAGACCAGCTTTACGAAATCCTCGTAAACCTAACCGCGGCAGATATGACCGGCACGGTGTGCCATATCACGGACCGGCGGGTGTCTCGTTCACCTGATTAACGCATCAGCCTGCGTATTCACCACAACGATAAGAGCACTTGCGGAGTCGAACCGCCTTGGCTTCTAGAACTTTCGCATATAGCTAATCGCTAGTCTCCGTCACCAGTAATGCTCTTTCCGTTGTGTGCCCATTATTAATCACACCGGGCCAGTGCGCCAGATTCGTTGATGAGGAACTGGAATACCTCACTGGTGTTTAGCGGTTAAGCTACGGCCAGATACATTTCTTCGTTTGCATTTATCTTTGTGATCAGTTTCTAAAAAACCGCAAAGTCGCTTACGAAAACCATCGGAAAGAACACATCTGTCTGCCGGGTCTCTGAATGTTCTTCCAATCCAGCCCTATCAGTGCGTCGATATGCTCTTACCTGATAGCCTTCAATCTGGCTCAGGACTCTCGCGTATGAGTGTCAACGTGTCGTGCAGCACGCATTAACTCGAAGGTCCTGACCGGATTGCAGAAATGAAAAAGCCCCGAGCTATTAACTCAGGGCTTTATTTAACGAGTGCATTTATCCATTGTTGGGTCAAATTTACCCAACTTTATTCAAAAAGTCAATATCATGCCGTTAATATGTTGCCATCCGTGGCAATCATGCTGCTAACGTGTGACCGCATTCAAGATATTGTCTGCGATTGACTCTTCCTTGTGGCATTGCATCACCAGAGCGTCATACAGCGGCTTAACAGTGCGTGACCAGGTGGGTTGGGTAATGTTTGGGATTAGCATCTTCACAGCGCGATATGCTGCGCTTGCTGGCATCCTTGAATAGCCGACGCCTTTGCATCTTCCGCACTCTTTCTCGACAACTCTCCCCCACTGCTCTGTTTTTGCTATATCAACCGCACGGCCTGTACCGTGGCAATCTCTGCATCTTGCTCCCGGCGTCGCAGCGCTACGGCAATAATCCGCATAAGCGAATGTTGCGAGCACTTGCAGTACCTTTGCCTTAGTATTTCCTTCGAGCTTTGCCACACCACGGTATTTCCCCGATACCTTGTGTGCAAATTGCATCAGATAGTTGATAGCCTTTTGTTTGTCGTTCTGGCTGAGTTCGTGCTTACCACAGAATGCAGCCATTCCGAATCCGGCTTGTGATTGCGCCATCCCCATAGCAGCCATCACATCAGTACCGGAAAGAGAGTCAGAAGCCGTGGCCCGTGGTGAGTCGCTCATCATCGGGCTTTTTGGCGAATGAAATTTAGCTACACTTTCGAGTCTCATGGTCTTCCCCTCTTGCCCTGTTTGACCATCAGGACGCCGTTAACTATTACGTGACGCTCGCCTTTGCTGTCTCGGTTGCACTTGAGCACTGTTCCTCTTGCGCAGGAAAGCATCCTCGCCACTTCGGTCTGATTGCCTCGTGTCTGGATAAGAAGCTCTGGTATCGTTTGAATTGTGGCGTTCATACGTTCTCCAGTTCAGTGATTTTTATTCCAAGCCGTCCGCCTGGTACTTTCACACCACGAATTACGCGAATGTCATCGAATTGCTCGTCGTCTTCCGCAAATCCGGCGTGGATAAGGGAGTCGAGTAAACCCTTCAGGATGTTATCGAGGTCGCGGCGGCGGGAGTCTGGAACGTCTGCGATGACTTTGATGCGGAGTCTTGATTTGGTGAAAATGTCTAACTTGAGTTGGCGGATGATTTGCTGAACGTCTTTTCGGTATTTCTGGCCTTTATCGCTGATGTAGTATTGGCTTCCCCGTCTTCGCCAGTAGGTGTTCAGCGACGGTGGGTATGGAAGTACAAACTGATATTCGTTCATGGCTTAATCTTCCCCTCCTTCAGCAGTATCGCCTGCGTCCTGATCACGCCTTCGAGGTGGTAAAGTCTGGCGTCTTTGTTGTCGAGATTATGGGTGCGTCGGTCGATTTCATCGTGACACGCGCTACAAGCCCATGCGCCGATCAGGTCGTCAGGCTTCATTCCCGTTCCGCAAATTCCAGCCATCCGGTAATGTGCCAGAACTGTAGTTTCAGGATTGCCATTGCATACGCCGTAAATACGTACCTGGCATTCTCTGCCGCGTGCTTCTTTGCGTAGATTAGCCATTAAGCAGCCTCCCCTGTTACTTTCAGCATTCCGTTATCGAGCAGCTTTCTGGTCAGCCACTGTTGACCACGCCCGGTGATTTTTGTGGTGAACGATATCTGTATTCCGTGATTTGTGTTGACCGCTGTTTCTTTCACTGTGAAATAGCCGCGCTCCATATATTCCTGCATTGGCACATTGCGCCGGGAACCTGAAGCAATAAGGATTTTGTGATCGCGCATCCACGCAAACAGTTTGTTTGGACCAATTCCAACAACCTTTGCAAAGTTTCCAATCAAAATTCCGCTGGCCTCGCCAACGCGATCGGCAAACTCAACTTTAGGTGCGGCAATTGCGAGCTGGTTTTCCAGTTGCATTTTCTGCTCAGCAAGATCAGCAGCAAGGCGCAACGCTTCTGGTAGCGTTTTGGGGATATTAACCGCAGATTCTTCAAGCTCTCGCCAGCGGTCAACAAGGCGAGCGGTGAACTCTGGCGACAACTGGGCAACAACAACAATACTATCTCGCTTACCTTGTTCGCCTTCGAAGACGTAATGCTCGTACTGAACATTGAACCCTAAGTTATTGATTCTTTCGGAAACCTCAATTTGAGGAAGCCGGATAACACCATTTTTAGCCAGCGTTTCGATGGTACGTTTCACATTGTCATGACGCTTACCCACCAACTCAGCGATTTCAATGCTTGTCATTTTGATGGCATTGCCATTTATTAACTCATTCATCGTCTTCTTCCTCGTACATTGAGCTATTCGGATCGCTCATCAGTTCTGCGCAGCAGTGCTCACACACGTGAACTTCCAGCACATGCAGCTTCTGACCGCAGTTAGCGCACGTTAAAGCCCGCTCGACGCTTTCTTTCTGGTATTGGAGGGATTGGGATGGGCTAAGCATTATTGGCGTCCTGCATCATGAGAAAGACAATCATGGCGGCGCGGAGGGAATTTTCATGTATAGCTCGCTTAGATTTACAGTCGGCCACACCACGTGCACCCCACTCGTCTTCATCGAGATTGATAATGCTAATCCTGTACTTCTCAATAATCGGCCATGAGGCGCTAGGATCATTGCAGTAGTCAGGTAAAGGGTTTAATGGCTCAAAAGTTGTATCAGCATTTCCGTAATACCATTTGTTGGTGTTATTCCCTGATGTTTCCGGTTTACATGCCCAAAGGCCTTTAAAAATTATGTCTCCTACCATTCTATTAATTTCAAAATCACTTAACTGTGAATAATCCATTGTCATTTCCTCGCACGATGTCTTAGCCACCGGATATCCCACAGGTGAGCCGTGTAGTTGAAGGTTTTTACGTCAGATTCTTTCGGGATTGGCTTGCGTTTATTTCTGGAGCGTTTCGTTGGAAGGTATTTGCAGTTTTCGCAGATGATGTCGGTGAAACTTCGTCGCTGTCGCCTCATGCCGCCCTCCTGACGCCCTGCCCGATCGCCATCAATGCCGCTTTGGATACGGTAGTAAACATCCGTCGAGGACTGATGAACGGTCGCCAAATCAGCAGCATGGAGCCTTTGCTGTTTCCCTTCTTCTCCAGCCCTGTCGATGGTTCGATAAAATTAATCCGTCCATCAGTGATAATGCGAACTTCGTCGACACTCTCCAGAGCCTTGCTGAACCATCCGACTGACATATCCTCTGGCACAAGCATAACTACCGTCTGTCGCTGTTGTATGCACTGCTCAGCGGCTTTTTCCACCCACGGCCTGATATTGCTGTACGGTGGGTTATTCCAGATTGCACCGTGGCTTACCCACTCAGAATTGAGCGCGTCGTCGGCCTCAGTTAGCCAGTGAGCACACAGAGCATTTTTGTCGCTCGCTGCCGAATCCAGCCAGAATCCAAACTCAATATCCAGTGCATCAAAAAGCCAAAGCGGCGTTTGCCAGCAGTCCTTGTCGTGTGCTGGCGTATTTGATTTGATAGTCATGCAGCCCGATCTCCCCATCTCGCTTTCCACTCCAGAGCCAGTCTCGCTTCGTCTGACCACTTAACGCCACGCTCTGTACCGAATGCCTGTATAAGCTCTAATAGCTCCGCAAATTCGCCTACACGCATCCTGCTGGTTGACTGGCCTATTACCACAAAGCCATTCCCGGCAAGGTTAGGAACAACATCCTGCTGCTTTAATGCTGCGGTAAACACACACTTCCAGCTTTCTGCATCCAGCCAGCGACCATGCCATTCAACCTGACGAGAGACGTCACCTAAGCAGGCCCATAGCTTCCTGTTTTGGTCTAAGCTGCGGTTGCGTTCCTGAATGGTTACTACGATTGGTTTGGTTGGGTCTGGAAGGATTTGCTGTACTGCGTGAATAGCGTTTTGCTGATGTGCTGGAGATCGAATTTCAAAGGTTAGTTTTTTCATGACTTCCCTCTCCCCCAAATAAAAAGGCCTGCGATTACCAGCAGGCCTGTTATTAGCTCAGTAATGTAGATGGTCATCTTTTAACTCCATATACCGCCAATACCCGTTTCATCGCGGCACTCTGGCGACACTCCTTAAAAACCAGGTTCGTGCTCATCTTTCCTTCCCGTTCTTCCCTGGTAGCAAACCGGTAATACACCGTTCGCCAGACCTTACCTTCGATAACCAGAAGACCTGCCCGTGCCATTTTAGCCGCGGCCTGATTTATGCTGGTTACTGTTGCGCCTGTTAGCGCGGCAACGTCCGGCGCACAGAAGCTATTATGCGTCCCCAGGTAATGAATAATTGCCTCTTTGCCCGTCATACACTTGCTCCTTTCAGTCCGAACTTAGCTTTGATTTCTGCGATCTTCGCCAGAGCCTGTGCACGATTTAGAGGTCTACCGCCCATGACAGGAAGTTGTTTTACTGGTTCAGGGATCGCCTCACCACGGTTAATTCTCGCAGTCATATGGACAAGCTCATCTGCGGCCTTACGGCGTAATTCCGCATCAGTAAGCGCATTGGCCCGCATGTTCTGATACAGGTTGGTAACCAGCCAGTAGTGCGCGTTTGATTTCCACGGATAAGACTCCGCATCCGGATACAGGCCTCGCTTCCGGCAATACTCGTAAACCATATCAACCAGCTCGCTGACGTTTGGCAGTCCGGCGATAACGGATGCTTCTTCCCGGCACCATGCAACAAACTGCCCGGGTGATGGCAGAAATGGTCGATTCTGCCGACGGGCTACGCGCATTCCTGCGTTAACCTGTTCCATTGTGGTGATCCCGTTTTCCCGGAAAGCCAGAACCCACTGGCGGCGGATTTCGTTCAGTTCGTTCTGGTCACGGTTAGCCAGACTCGCCGGGAAAGTTGCCAGTAACTGGCTGAACACACCGTTGATGATCTGCGCTACCTGCTGTACCTGTGGCTTTTCGTCGTACTGTTCCGGCATGTTGTTGGCGATCCGACGCATCTGCTCACGGTCAAAGTTAACCATCTGTGCGGCGATGTTTTTCATAGATCCACCCCGTAAATCCAGTCTGTGTTTGTCAGGTCGAGTTTTGATTTGCTGGCTGTCACGACTGCCTGTTGCTTGTTACGGTTGATTTCGAGCTGGGTCCACTTGTCGCGGAGTTTGGCCGGGCTAAGCACGTTACCGGACCAGAAGTTGTCCTGGCATGCCCAGCGGAACAGTACACACATGTCGCGATGGTTACGTCCGTCACGTTCACGCATCAGGCGGATATCGTTAGCCCACCCAGCAAAATTCGGTTTTCTGGCTGATGGTGCGATAGTCTTCACCATGTCAAACATCCACTCTGCGGCGGTCAGGTCTTCTGCTGTCCCCCACTTGCTGCCGCTCTGAATTGCAGCATCCGGTTTAACCACAGAAAGATCGTTTTCTGGCTGGTCAGAGGATTCGCCAGAATTCTCGGACGAATAATCTTTTCTTTTTTCTTTTGTAATAGTGTCTTTTGTGTCCCCCTGTTTTGAGGGATAGCAATCCCCCAATTTGAGGGATGTTTTATCCCTCGTTTTAGGGGATTTTCCCTCGTTTTGAGGGATGCACCATTCTGAGATGTTTTTATTTGGTCCAAACATGCCGCCTTGCTGCTTGATAATATTCATTCTGACGAGTTCTAACTTGGCTTCATTGCACCGTTTGACGGGTAACTTTGTAATCTCGCTAAGTTGAGAATCGGTGATTCTGTCCATTGGTTTATTCCACCCATAGGTTTTACGCAGAATGGCAAGCAGCACTTTAAACTGTCGCTTGGTCAGATCTGCGCCCGAATAAGCCTCAAGCAGCATATTTGATAGTCTGGCGTAACCATCATCGAGATCTGCCACATTACGCTCCTGTCCGGCAAAGTTACCTCTGCCGAAGTTGAGTATTTTTGCTGTATTTGTCATAATGACTCCTGTTGATAGATCCAGTAATGACCTCAGAACTCCATCTGGATTTGTTCAGAACGCTCGGTTGCCGCCGGGCGTTTTTTATTGGTGAGAATCGCAGCAACTTGTCGCGCCAATCGAGCCATGTCGTCGTCAACGACCCCCCATTCAAGAACAGCAAGCAGCATTGAGAACTTTGGAATCCAGTCCCTCTTCCACCTGCTGATCTGCGACTTATCAACGCCCACAGCTTCCGCTGTCTTCTCAGTTCCAAGCATTGCGATTTTGTTAAGCAACGCACTCTCGATTCGTAGAGCCTCGTTGCGTTTGTTTGCACGAACCATATGTAAGTATTTCCTTAGATAACAATTGATTGAATGTATGCAAATAAATGCATACACCATAGGTGTGGCTTAATTTGATGCCCTTTTTCAGGGCTGGGATGTGTAAGAGCGGGAATGTCTTAAGCGGCTTTGTGTTCCGGCGGGAACACGTCATCAAGACTGACTTTTGCGCCCAACTTGTTTAGGCACTCAACAAGAGCACGGCATGTTTTAAGGTCTGGGAAGCGACGACCAGATTCCCAATGTCCGATAGCTCCCTGTGTGCATCCAACTGCCTTAGCAAGTGTTGTTTGAGAGATATTCAGTGACTCTCGATATTTTCGTAGGTTGCTCATATGCCCTCCATAGTAACCATGAAACAATAATACGATATGTACTTTTAGAATGCAAACAAAAAATACATCTTGTGCATGGATGGTTTTAGTACAGAGCGTAATAATAAGGGTATGAAAATGAAATGGTATGAACTGGCTAGATCCAGAATGAAAGAGCTCGGCATAACTCAAGAGAAGTTAGCTGAAGAGCTTGGTATGACGCAGGGTGGAATTGGTCACTGGTTGCGCGGATCTCGTCATCCATCTCTTGACGAGATTGGTGTGGTGTTTAAATACCTTGGTATTGATAACGTCTCATTCAACCACGACGGTACATTTTCACCTGTTGGCGAATACTCATCTGCCCCCGTTAAAAAACAATATGAGTACCCTGTTTTTTCTCATGTTCAGGCCGGGATGTTCTCGCCTGAGCTTAGAACCTTTACCAAAGGTGATGCGGAGAGATGGGTCAGCACAACCAAAAAAGCCAGTGATTGTGCGTTCTGGCTTGAAGTTGAAGGTAATTCCATGACCGCGCCAACAGGATCCAAGCCAAGCTTTCCTGACGGGATGTTAATTCTCGTTGACCCTGAGCAGGCTGTTGAGCCAGGTGATTTCTGCATAGCCAGACTTGGTGGTGACGAGTTTACCTTCAAGAAACTGATCAGGGATAGCGGTCAGGTGTTCCTACAGCCACTAAACCCGCAATATCCAATGATTCCATGCAATGATAGCTGTTCCGTAGTAGGGAAAGTTATCGCCAGCCAGTGGCCTGAAGAGACATTTAGTTAACAGCCTCACAACTCTAAAACACACAACAATAACCCGACCTTAGCGTCGGGTTTTCTTTTTCCAAAATATAAACCCATTAAATACAAAGCGTTATAAAAAACTAATTATATTTAGAACATTTTGTATTGACTCGATAAAGTACAAATCGTACTATTTAGCCATCAGCAGGACGCACTGACCACCATGAAGGTGAGGCTCTTAAAAATTAAGCCCTGAAGAAGGGCAGCATTCAAAGCAGAAGGCTTTGGGGTGTGGTGAAGCCAGCTAGTCACTGGCAAGTGCTTACCTACTGTTGAGCGGTGAAGCGCTCCCAACGCTAGCAATAGCGTGGACGAGATGGGGAGCCGCGGGCGATAAGGCCGCCATAACGCGCACGTTGTCGCATGGAAAAATCGCTGGGGTGCCGGTTATACCCCTCCGAATGAGACTCAACAAGCTGGAGCTAGACTACCAGCCACCACACCACCAAAGCTAACTGACAGGAGAATCCAGATGGATGCACAAACACGCCGCCGCGAACGTCGCGCAGAGAAACAGGCTCAATGGAAAGCAGCAAATCCCCTGTTGGTTGGGGTAAGCGCAAAACCAGTTAACCGCCCTATTCTCTCGCTGAATCGCAAACCGAAATCACGAGTAGAAAGCGCACTGAATCCGATAGACCTTACGGTACTGGCTGAATACCACGAACAGATTGAAAGCAACCTGCAACGTATTGAGCGCAAGAATCAGCGCACATGGTACAGCAAGCCACGCAGTGAAATGGGTGTGACTTGTTCAGGCCGCCAGAAAATGAAATTAGGCAGCAAACCACTTATTTGAGAGGAATTAATATGTCATCAATCCGCTTAACTACGAGAATGAAAGAGGAAATCGCTCGTAACGCTTTAATTAAGTCTGGGGTTTTCACTGAACTTGAAGAAGTAACAAAGTTAAAGAACCAGCTTGCACTTGACGCCAGAGTTATTGCGTTTGGCGGTAAAAAGAAAACTGAGGAAGTGGATCAGTTATCATCCAAGTTGGTAGCTATAAGTGAAGAACTTGAAAAGATGGGATGTTCATTTTACTCATGCGATGTTCGTTCTACTTCGATTTATCTGACTGTATCTGGAAGAAGGGTTGGCTGGCATTCATACGGAAAAGACGGCAACGGTGAAGATATATTGCTCCCCACCCCAGAAAAAGATAAATGCATGTTTGACGCAGAACACGAAATAACAAAAAGGTTTGATGAAATCTGCGCATTGCAACAAAACCTTGAAGCCTTGAAAAAGGATATCGAATCAAATGTATGGGCTGCTTTGAACTCAGTCACAACAGTTAAGCGACTTATTGAAGTTTGGCCTGAAAGCAAAGAGTTACTACCAAAAGAAGCAGATAAAGCAAGTACAGCACTTCCTGCTTTACGGGTAGAAGATTTGAATAAGATGATTGGACTTCCTTCCGAGGCCGCATAGTCGGCCTTTATTTTTGGCATAAACAACAGAATAAACACTGCACTGTGTATTCATTCCAACGAGTGAATACACGGAGCAATGTCGCTCGTAACTAAACAGGAGCCGACTTGTTCTGATTGTTGGAAATCTTCTTTGCCCTCCAATGTGAGGGCGATTTTTTATCTATGAGGATATGAATAGATGTCAAACATCAAAAAATACATCATTGATTACGACTGGAAAGCGTCAATAGAAATTGAAATCGACCATAACGTAATGACAGAGGAAAAACTTCACCAGATTAATAATTTCTGGTCAGACTCTGAATACCGACTCAATAAACACGGCTCTGTATTAAATGCTGTATTAATCATGCTGGCGCAACATGCTCTGCTTATAGCAATTTCAAGCGACTTAAATGCATATGGTGTTGTGTGTGAGTTCGACTGGAATGATGGAAATGGTCAGGAAGGATGGCCTCCAATGGATGGTAGCGAAGGAATAAGAATTACCGATATCGATACATCAGGAATATTTGATTCAGATGATATGACTATCAAAGCCGCCTGAGCGCGGCGTTACCGCATACCAATAACGCTTCACTCGAGGCGTTTTTCGTTATGTATAAATAAGGAGCACACCATGCAATATGCCATTGCAGGGTGGCCTGTTGCTGGCTGCCCTTCCGAATCTTTACTTGAACGAATCACCCGTAAATTACGTGACGGATGGAAACGCCTTATCGACATACTTAATCAGCCAGGAGTCCCAAAAAATGGATCAAACACTTATGGCTATCCAGACTAAATTCACTATCGCCACTTTTATTGGCGATGAAAAGATGTTTCGTGAGGCCGTCGACGCTTATAAAAAATGGATATTAATACTGAAACTGAGATCAAGCAGAAGCATTCACTAACCCCCTTTCCTGTTTTCCTAATCAGCCCGGCATTTCGCGGGCGATATTTTCACAGCTATTTCAGGAGTTCAGCCATGAACGCTTATTACATTCAGGATCGTCTTGAGGCTCAGAGCTGGACGCGTCACTACCAGCAGATCGCCCGTGAAGAGAAAGAGGCAGAACTGGCAGACGACATGGAAAAAGGTCTGCCCCAGCACCTGTTTGAATCACTCTGCATCGATCATTTACAACGCCACGGGGCCAGCAAAAAAGCCATTACCCGTGCGTTTGATGACGATGTTGAGTTTCAGGAGCGCATGGCAGAACACATCCGGTACATGGTTGAAACCATTGCTCACCACCAGGTTGATATTGATTCAGAGGTATAAAACGGATGAGTACAGCACTCGCAACGCTGGCTGGGAAGCTGGCTGAACGTGTCGGCATGGATTCTGTCGACCCACAGGAACTGATCACCACTCTTCGCCAGACGGCATTTAAAGGTGATGCCAGCGATGCGCAGTTCATCGCATTACTGATCGTTGCCAACCAGTACGGCCTTAATCCATGGACGAAAGAAATTTACGCCTTTCCTGATAAGCAGAATGGCATCGTTCCGGTGGTGGGCGTTGATGGCTGGTCCCGCATCATCAATGAAAACCAGCAGTTTGATGGTATGGACTTTGAGCAGGACAATGAATCCTGCACATGCCGGATTTACCGCAAGGACCGCAATCATCCGATCTGCGTTACCGAGTGGATGGATGAATGCCGCCGCGAACCATTCAAAACCCGCGAAGGCAGAGAAATCACCGGACCGTGGCAGTCGCATCCCAAACGGATGTTACGTCATAAAGCCATGATTCAGTGTGCCCGTCTGGCCTTCGGATTTGCTGGTATCTATGACAAGGATGAAGCCGAGCGCATTGTCGAAAATACCGCATACACTGCAGAACGTCAGCCGGAACGCGACATCACTCCGGTTAACGATGAAACCATGCAGGAGATTAACACTCTGCTGATCGCCCTGGATAAAACATGGGATGACGACTTATTGCCGCTCTGTTCCCAGATATTTCGCCGCGACATTCGCGCATCGTCAGAACTGACACAGGCCGAAGCAGTGAAAGCTCTTGGATTCCTGAAACAGAAAGCCACTGAGCAGAAGGTGGCAGCATGACACCGGACATTATCCTGCAGCGTACCGGGATCGACGTGAGAGCTGTCGAACAGGGGGATGATGCATGGCACAAATTACGGCTCGGCGTCATCACCGCTTCAGAAGTTCACAACGTGATAGCAAAGCCCCGCTCAGGAAAGAAGTGGCCTGACATGAAAATGTCCTACTTCCACACCCTGCTGGCTGAGGTTTGCACCGGTGTGGCTCCGGAAGTTAATGCTAAGGCGCTGGCCTGGGGAAAACAGTACGAGAACGACGCCAGAGCCCTGTTTGAGTTTACTTCCGGCGTGAATGTTACTGAATCCCCGATCATCTATCGCGACGAAAGTATGCGCACCGCCTGCTCTCCCGATGGTTTATGCAGTGACGGCAACGGCCTTGAACTGAAATGCCCGTTTACCTCCCGGGATTTCATGAAATTCCGGCTCGGTGGTTTCGAGGCCATAAAGTCGGCTTACATGGCCCAGGTGCAGTACAGCATGTGGGTGACGCGAAAAGATGCCTGGTACTTTGCCAACTATGACCCACGAATGAAGCGTGAAGGCCTGCATTATGTCGTGGTTGAGCGGGATGAAAATTACATGGCGAGTTTTGACGAGATGGTGCCGGAGTTCATCGAAAAAATGGACGAGGCACTGGCTGAAATTGGTTTTGTATTTGGGGAGCAATGGCGATGACGCATCCTCACGATAATATCCGGGTAGGCGCGATCACTTTCGTCTACTCCATTACAAAGCGAGGCTGGGTATTTCCCGGCCTTTCTGTTATCCGAAATCCCCTGAAAGCACAGCGGCTGGCTGAGGAGATAAATAATAAACGGGGAGCTGTATGCACAAAGCATCTCCCGTTGAGTTAAGAACGAGTATCGAGATGGCACATAGCCTCGCTCAAATTGGAGTCAGGTTTGTGCCAATACCAGTAGAAACAGACGAAGAATTTCATACGTTAGCCGCATCCCTTTCACAAAAGCTGGAAATGATGGTGGCGAAAGCAGAAGCAGATGAGAGAGACCAGGTATGACAACCACGGAATGCATTTTTCTGGCAGCGGGCTTCATATTCTGTGTGCTTATGCTTGCCGACATGGGACTTGTTCAATGACACCTCAGCAGGAAAACGCCCTTCGCAGCATTGCCCGTCAGGCTAATTCTGAAATCAAAAAAGCCAGACAGCAGTTTCCGGATAAAAACGTCGATGACATTTGCCGTAGCGTACTGAAGAAGCACCGCGAAACGGTAACGCTGATGGGATTCACACCGACTCATTTAAGCCTGGCAATCGGCATGTTAAACGGCGTCTTTAAGGAACGATGAACATGAAAAGCAAAATCATCAGGGAGCTACAGGCTCCTTTTTTATTATTCGCATTCACCCTCAAGCGTATTAACCAACAATTCAGGGATTAATGGAAGATGGCAGACATCATTGATTCAGCATCAGAAATTGAAGAATTACAGCGCAACACAGCAATAAAAATGCGCCGCCTGAACCACCAGGCTATATCTGCCACTCATTGTTGTGAGTGTGGCGATCCGATAGATGAACGAAGACGCCTGGTCGTTCAGGGTTGTCGGACTTGTGCAAGTTGCCAGGAGGATCTGGAGCTTATCAGTAAACAGAGAGGTTCGAAGTGAGCGAAATTAACTAGAAGCCAAAGATAAAATCATCGCTGAGCAGGAGAAAATCGCTAACGGAGAAAAGACAGTAAGTCAGTATATGAAAACCGCATGATATCATCAGATAAAAATCGGTCGTAAAGCGAAATATTAATACCAGAACAAACGAGTCGAGGTAAATTATATTACCTCGATAAATTAACTAAAACTTGCCCGCTATATACTATATCATTCAGTATCATCACGCGCGGTCTGTGCATATGTCACTACCGCACCTAATATATTAATTTTCTTTTCAACATAGATAATATTATCGTACTCATAATTGCCATACGGATAGCAAATGCGAATATTCTCATGTAGATCGGGGTCATCCACCTCAGCTCCAGAACAACTTTTTGAACTACCGGAAGTATACCGATACGGTGCAACATAAGACGATGTCTCTCCAGGCAAAAAATAAGTTAGTGTCGTAAGGGGTATAATCAGAAAAAATCCAGCAAATATGCACATCCCTGCATAAACCTTAAGGTATGCTGACAGACTCTTCCAGCCTCTTTGTTTTACTATCCCCTTCTTAACCCAAAACAGAGATAACAGAAAAGCTATTCCCATGCTAAACAGAATGTAATAGTGGGATATACTCTGATTAAGAAACGTGACCCTGTAGATATCTGCCCGCCACCAGAAGAAAAGGAAAATAAAGATCAGCCCTGAAACTGTCATGCAAATCAAATAAGGATACGAATCTTTTTTCATGTTTAGCGCCCATAAAATTTTTCCTGACCCGGACAAATTTACCATCCATTTTTTGCGCAGAAAATAGCTCATTACTTACTGCACAATAATACACAAAATTGCGTAAATTTTTTGCATGGATTTTAGCTCTTTCAGCCGAAATTTAAGGGGTAAATAGCATTTCCTAAAAGCAACTGCACCAACCCAACAGAATGGGCTACCGCTTACGTTGAGAGCAAAAAAGTGTATAGCAGCAATGAACAGCATCCTCGCACTGACGAGGATTTCTTTTATCTGAACTCGCTACGGCGGGTTTTGTTTTATGGAGATGATAAATGCACTTCCGAGTCACAGGTGAATGGAATGGAGAACCATTCAACAGAGTTATCGAAGCCGAGAACATCAGCGACTGCTATGACCACTGGATGCTGTGGGCGCAGATAGCACATGCAGACGTAACCAATATTCGAATTGAAGAACTGAAAGAACACCAAGCCGCCTGATGGCGGTTTTTTCTTGCGTGTAATTGCGGAGACTTTGCGATGTACTTGACACTTCAGGAGTGGAACGCACGCCAGCGACGCCCAAGAAGCCTTGAAACAGTTCGTCGATGGGTACGCGAGTGCAGGATATTCCCTCCTCCGGTTAAGGATGGAAGAGAGTATCTGTTCCACGAATCAGCGGTAAAGGTTGACTTAAATCGACCAGTAACAGGTAGCCTTTTGAAGAGGATCAGAAATGGGAAGAAGGCGAAGTCATGAGCGCCGGGATTTACCCCCTAACCTTTATATAAGAAACAATGGATATTACTGCTACAGGGACCCAAGGACGGGTAAAGAGTTTGGATTAGGCCGAGACAGGCGAATCGCAATCACTGAAGCTATACAGGCCAACATTGAGTTGCTATCCGGGAACAGGCGTGAGTCACTGATAGACAGAATTAAAGGCGCTGACGCAATCACTCTTCATGCGTGGCTTGACCGATATGAAACAATCCTCAGCGAGAGGGGTATCAGGCCGAAAACTCTACTCGACTACGCCAGCAAAATCAGAGCAATCCGAAGAAAATTGCCGGACAAACCGCTCGCTGACATATCAACGAAAGAGGTGGCAGCAATGCTAAACACCTACGTAGCAGAAGGCAAATCGGCTTCCGCAAAATTAATCAGGTCAACCCTTGTTGACGTTTTTCGTGAGGCAATAGCCGAGGGGCATGTGGCTACGAATCCGGTAACAGCAACCCGCACAGCAAAATCAGAAGTAAGGCGTTCAAGACTGACAGCTAATGAATATGTCGCGATATACCATGCAGCCGAACCGCTCCCAATCTGGCTGAGACTGGCAATGGATTTGGCTGTCGTTACAGGGCAGAGAGTAGGCGATTTGTGCAGAATGAAATGGTCAGACATAAACGACAACCATCTTCACATTGAACAGAGTAAAACAGGGGCTAAACTCGCCATTCCACTAACGCTAACGATTGACGCGCTCAATATCTCATTGGCTGATACACTACAGCAATGCAGGGAGGCCAGCAGCAGTGAAACTATAATCGCATCAAAGCATCACGATCCGCTTTCCCCGAAAACAGTATCAAAGTATTTTACAAAGGCGAGAAATGCATCTGGACTCTCATTTGATGGAAACCCGCCAACATTCCATGAACTGCGTAGCCTGTCAGCGAGGCTATACCGGAACCAGATTGGCGATAAGTTTGCTCAACGTCTTCTCGGGCATAAATCAGATTCAATGGCGGCGCGGTATAGGGACAGCCGTGGACGGGAATGGGACAAAATTGAAATCGACAAATGA